AAACTGAATTGGTGACCAGACATGCTGTTGTCACTAATATCAAATCTGTATGTGCTACCAACATACATTGTAAATGTTGGTGTTAGAATAGGACCAGATCCAACATCAATATAGAATCTATATGCTAAAGTACCAGCAGCATCAACAGTGTATTGAGTTCCTGCAGCACCAGTTTTAATAATTGTGTCGCCAGAAGTAAGAAGGTTAGCTTGATCTTGCTCTAAAAGGATAGATGAAATATTTCCACTGCCATCTAGACCAACATCCAGAATAACAATGTCTACTGCAGCATTTGTGGTGTCAGCAGTAACTGTAATATCATTTGCAGGAGTAGCTCCACCAACCAAGTTACCAGCAATCGTTAGGGTATCAGCATCGGCATATCCAGCACCGCCAGCGTTAACTGTAACTGTTGCGACAGTACCATCTGCATTTCTGGTAACATCGAATGTTGCACCACTACCATTTCCAGTAGTTGTAGATGCAACACCAGTAAATGATCCTGCTTCGTCAGATGTAAATGTTAGGTTGATACTTGCAGTGCTCAAGAATGCTGCAGATAGTGTTACTTGAGTTGCACTATCAACAGATGCAACAGTAACATCAATTGCAAGGTTACCACTTAAACTTTCTGATACTAGGTCTCCAACACTAATACCAGTAGTATCTGCAAGAGTTGCGGTAAATTCTCCTTGTACACAGTTACAAGCAAGAGGACCAGTTACAGTTGGAGTAGTGTCACCACCCGTAAAGGAGATATTTGTAATGTCACCAGCTAAGGTTGAGATTGTATCACTGGTAGTAATAGTTCCACCAGTAACAGTTTGTACTAAAGTAATTCTTTGAACATCCTTAGATGTTACAGGGTATGTAATTGGTTGAGTAAGATCAGCAGCATTTACTGTAAATTCATCTTCTGGAGAATAACCATTACCTACATTGACTAAAGTGAAACTACCTAATTCTCCAAGAGTATCAATAGTGTATGCAAAATCATCTGCGGGATCACCAAATGCAGGAACAAAGTTAACAACAGTAGGTCCAAGTGCAGTTGGTATATCAGAAAGAGTAATTAATGTTGTGCTATCAACGTTAGCAATAGTTGTATCTGCTGCTAGTACACCTGTACCACTTACTTTCTCTACTCTATATCCAATAGAAAGTCCTGTTGTATCTGCCAGAGTAACTTCGTTAGTAGCAGTTGTAGAGAATGTTAGATTCGCCGCACCAGCTACGAGTGGAGTTGCTGATAATGTTAATTGTGTTGCACTATCAATCGATGCAATAGTAGTTGCTTGATCTAAGGTTCCAGTGTCACCAGCAGCCTGTTGTACGTTTAGACCAACTATGAGACTAGATGTGTCTGAGATAGTAACCTGAGCACTACTTGTGCTTAGAGTCGTAGCAAAAGATGGTGATTCGCCAGGTAGATATACAGACTGGTTAGAAATTTGCTTAGGTAGTCCTAATACATCACCAACCTGATATCCAGATCCTCTTTCATTAAGAACAAAGTTGATGAGATCGCCAGGAACATTTGATACTGTAAATTGGAAACCAGATCCACCACCGTTTCCTACAGTAGAATCAGCTACGCTAAGTACGTCGCCAACTTGATAACCAGAACCACTATCTGTAATAGTTACTGCTGTAACAGTACCTGTATTGACTACGTTAGCTACAGTGTAAAGGAATCCAGATCCTGTTCCACCAATATTTACATATGGAAGTTCTAATTCGTCACCATTTTTATAATCTACACCTGGATTATTCCAAACAACATCGGTTACTACGCCGCCTGAGACGGTGACATCAACGAAACCTTGCCAACCATAGTAAGTATATGTTGACGTGTCCTGTAGGGTCATATTACCGCCAGCAGGACCCATACCAGGATGGTTTGCACAATCATAACGAACAATCTGAGTGCCTGTGTTGCAATCAGTCTTCATTACAACATCAGTAAAGCATCCTGGTTCTCCAAAAACACCAGCAGTGAAGAATTCAAACTTGTCTTGGAAGTCAATAGAAGATCCATTCGCTAGTTGGAAGGTAATTCTATGATCACTTCCTGGTAGACCTGGATTTAAACCTTGAATAGAAGAATCTGATAGATCAAATCTATATGTGTTACCAATATCTAATGTTAGTTGGGGTTGATTTGCGCCATCAATATTGTAAATTTGTGCAGGTTCACCTGGATTACCAGCATTAGGATTGTTTACAGCTGTAACGACAAATGTTTGTACTGGTTCGTTGAATGTTTGAACCTGTGAATAAACACCATCGGTATATCCAGAACCAGCATTAGTGATGGTTCCTGATGGTGTTGACGTACCAGAAATTACAATGTCTGCTGTAGCGTTAGAACCATTACCTCCAGTAAGAGCAACTGCAGTGTAATTTCCTGGGAAATATGCAGCACCAGCATCTGTGATAGTACCTTCCAGAGCAGTAATCGTGAAGCTAGCAGTTGCTCCAGTACCATTACCACCTTCCAGAGGAATTGTTAGATAATCACCTGCAACATAACCAGAACCTGCATTAGTAACAGAACCATCAAATGCCAAGACCTCCATGTCTGCTGTGGCATTCTGTCCTGTACCACCAATTAGAGGAATTTCTGTATATGTACCAGCATCGTATCCACTACCACCACTTACGATTGTAACTAGAGACTGTGCTAGTTTTCTTTGTTGGATATTAATATCCTGATATGCAGTAAGTTCTGATAACTTAAAGTCAATAGTTTTTTTACCGCTATTAACAAATCCTAGAGTTTTGACACCTGCTTTGTAGATACCTAACTGTGTGTCTGAAGTAAACTTTAGTGACGGATCTCCAACTAGACCGTCTCCTAGTTGTAGATTACCTGTTGATAGATCACTACCACCAGATGTTACACTGAAGAGAGCGTCGCTTATTTGATTGATTTTCTGCCTTTGAGACTCAAAGGTATCAGTTTTGGATACGTTAATTGCTGGCATTTTTGATTAATCCGTGCAGTAGTGACTTGAGTTCAGAGACTTCATTCTTCAATGTATTTATGTCGTCCAATGCGGAACTTAGCTGCATGGATTTTCTCCTTGCAGCTATAGCAGAATCGTCCAAATTCAAGATGGCACCAGTGTTTTGGTCTCTTACGAGACCATCATGTCCATCAACTTTCACAAAGTCCATATGCGGAAATTAGAATGCAGCAACAGCACGGATGTCCTGAACCTTAGGAACGTATGCTGGATCTACTCCTTTCATCACAATTTTGATTGCGAAAGATGAATATTCTGGTAGATTTGCTACACTATACTTAAGGTCTTGATAAGCGGACTGCTTCTCTACAATTCCAGAAATTGTGTTCTCGCTAGTTGCAATTTCATATGTGTCTGGTTCTCCTTTCTCATTGAAGTAGATCCAATCAATATCGTCAAAGTTTTCTTGACTAGATGCTTTCTTGAACTTGTAGAATACTTCTAGGTTAGAAATATCCTTGACATTTGCAAGTAAATGTACATCAATTGCAGTAGCTGGGTTTGTAATGGAAACTTCTTTAGTTACATACTTAGCAGCAGCAGATCCATTCTTAGATGTATCTTCAGCAACAAAGTCTAAACCATTAGTGTAAGTTACTTTACCAACTTCTAGATATGCTTTCTCTTCATCTGGTTGATTAGGATACTTAACAAAGTCTCCTACACGGAAGATATCAGCAATCTGATCTGTAGTAACAGCGTTTCTATTGTATAGAACATTGTCGATAATTCTATCAGTGAAGTTATCATTGATAGGATTGACATCAACTCTTAAGGTTAGTTTTTGTGTTTGACTATTCCAAATAGTTGCCTTACCAGTAATAATATTGTCATATGTCTCTAGCATTACATTTGGATTACGTGCTACAATAGTAGCAGCATCATCAATGTCAACTAAAACTTGAGTTGGGTTAGAATCAACACTAACGTTAGTTAAACCTAACTGATTTCCTAGCGTTACAAGTTCTCCTTTTTGGAAGAATTGAGAAGTCTTGACTCTTACATAAACAACGTTACCATTGACTCTTGCAATTGTACCAGTTGTCTTGGTAGTAAGACCTTTGATTGTTTGATCTGCCTGAAGTTCTGTTCCACCATTACCAGCGAGGTTAAACTGATAAACAGGATAGAACTCAATTACTTGATCTCTTCTGCCAAATCTATCTTCTTGACCTTTTGCATTTTCAATTCTATTTGTTACTGTCTTGACAGTAGCACTGGAAAGATCAATAATTGGTGACAGATGACTTACTGTAGAAGAAAGAGTCATTTTATATTTCAACGAATCAGACAAATCATTGAGAGTTTCGTTGATGTCAGAAGCAATTACTTTTTGATTTGTGAAATAATGTGGTTCATTTAGGAATGTTTTCTCATAATCAGTTTGAGAGTATGAAGTATAATTTGTAGTGCTAGAATCTACAGGAACAATATCAGTTGTTTTAACTTCTGTAGTTAAAGTAGTACCAGTAAATGACAGATAAGAAACTTGTGGATAGAGGGTCTCAAATTTTCTGTTGTGGGATGCATAAACAAAATCGCCACCACCTACAGAATTTCCAGCAGCTTGAGAACTTGATTTGATGGTGTATGTATCAATACCAGAGTTAGATACTTGGAATAGAGTGCTATTCAGAATAGTAGCAGTAACACCACCAGTCTCTAAAGCAGTTCTATAGAACACGTAAGAATCACCACTATCTTCAAATCCATGATCTCTGTGATTTACTTTGAGGATGGAGTTATTATTTTTGAATAATTTAGATGTAGAATTAGTGTTAGCACTTGCATTTGTTTCAAATGGATGTCCATCTAAAAGTTCATATCCAAGACTCTCATTCTTAAGAAGCAATTCTGCTGGTCTTGCAGTATTAAACTCAGCACGATACATGGTGAACTTAAGATCTTCAAAGATATCTTCAGTCCAACTTTCGGTATTCTGGGAACGGTATACCGAACCTAGAGATGGTTGAGTTGTGATGACCGTACTTGTGGCAATATCAGTTTCACCTAACTTAGAAGACCATAATTCATAATCAACTGAATCTGTCTCAACTACTAATGCATATTCTGTATCATTCTGTAGATATACAGGATAATCAAATGCGAAGTGTGTTGGAGTAGTAGATTCTGTAATACCAATTTGATCTACAGCTACACCCATTCTAACTGCTGGTGTGTCAATCTCAATGAATGTTTGAATTTCACATCCACCAGCACCATTACCAACGCCTTTTACAACAACAGAAGGTGCTTCAGTATATCCAAATCCAGATAGAGAAATTTCGGCATTGTAGATTTTTCCACCTGATACTTCAATACTTGCGGTTGCAGTAGAACCACCAGGAAGTTGTGGACTCTCAATAGTTAGAATTGCACTATCATAATTTAGACCAGGGTTTGTAATTCTAATGTCGGACAATTTGCCGCTATCTTTTGCAATAGCAAGAACAAAATCTGTACCATCAGTTGCATTAGAAAGAGTCACAGAAGGAATAATTAGATCTTCATTAGGAATGAAAGATTTGCCATTGTGATTACTAAGAACAACGGTGTAAACTTGCTCATTTGTTAGAGAATATTTACCAGAAGCAGTAGCTACTAATTCTACATTGTTCTTATCAAAGATCTTAAGAATAGGACCAGATGCAGCAGAAGATGCACCAGTTACATTTTCTCCTTGATATACTGCCATGTTTCCACTAGCAAAACACTTGAGGAAAGTATTTGGTGATAGGGTTTTTTCAGATCCAGGAACAATATTCTTAGCAGGTTTTTCTGCATCTACATTAGTGATGTATGTTTTGACTGGAATGTTGGTGCTCTTCTTGTTAAAGTAAAGATCAACACCAGTAACAAAACAACCACCATCTAGATTTTCTACTTTGAAAGTCTGTGCAAGAGGATTAGGTCTTACTGGGTTGTCAGTATTACTTTCAATTAACTGAACACCTTCGTTAGACTTGAACGTAGATGGTTTTGTTGATACAATACTAGCAGGATTTTCAGGAAGAATGCCAGTTGCATAATACTTAATTTCAGTGTAAGAATCTACACCAAGTTTTTCTTCGTTAGTTGCACTAGAAGTAAATCTAAATGTCAACTCTCCTGTTGTGAAATTAAGTTCCTCAGACGAAAGATCATAAGAAACAGTATCTACATCTCCATCCCATGTTGCATTTTGATCTGGTGGATGTCCAGCAGGGATAATAATCAAACCAGACGCATTGCCATATTCATCTGTAGTGATTGGACCATTAAATGCAGATAAAGAGTTACCAGCGATGCCTGTATATCTCAAGTCTGGATTGACCCATCTAGAAATATCTCTACCTTCTAAGTAAACATAAATTCTAGTATTTGGTTTCATTCTGCCAACTGTAAACTTGACAGGAATACTCCTTGCAAAGAAAGAAAGTGATGTAGAAACTATGTTATCACCAATTGTTTTTGTTTGAACTCCTTTGCCAACCTCATTGTTCTGTGGACTGATATTAGAAGAACTTCCTACAGATGCAGCTGCAACAGATGTATTTGCAACTTGAGAATTAATTCCTCCTAAAGAATTAATAGTTGTGAATGAAGAAGAAGCACCAACCCAATTGATAATAAAAGAATTGTGGATGCTGGAAAGACTTTCTTTAACATTTTCTTTTGCCAAGAAAATATTGAAGAGGTCTGTGTTCGTGTCAACAACTACAGGTTCTTGACTTTGATCATACCATTGATCAATAGATGGAGATAAAGTGCTGTCTCCAACGTATTGAAGAACAACAAAAGGATTTGGATTTAATTTTCCAGATGCAAAGTTATTGCCCAATAAAGCTAATGGAGTATATGGTAGAGTTACCATATGTCCAGTTTTCTGATAACCAGCAACAGACCTTTGATCTTGTCTAGTATTTACTTCTGATAATCTTACAGAATCTTCTTTAGATTGTGGACGTAAAACAGATTGCTGTGGATCTACTGCACATCTATAATCAAGAGATTTGAGATTACCAACTTTATGTGCCTCGAAGTTATCAACGAAGAATCCAGACTTGAATCTATCAAGTCCAATTTCATCTTTAACTTGCATGTTAAGAGCTTGCTGCTCTAGAATACTAAGAGTGGTATAATACTCAAGACGCTCAATGCGCTTCTCTAGTTTACCGATGTCACGCATTGTGTAACGACGGTTGTCAACAGGAGTAATTCTTACATCTTTATTTGTTTTCGTGAATGCAGGAATATATGCATAGAAAAGAGGTACAGCATCCTCGATAGGATCTGGTTTAGATGGGTTAAGAGAGGAATTACCTTCCTTAACAACAAAGTTTCCTTTTTTGTCTAAGAAAATACCATCAATGCGATCCAAGTATTGGATCTGACTAAAGGAGAATGTATATTCTAGTCCTAGATCTGGAGCTGGTGTGCTTGCTAAGATAGCACCAGGACCAGCAAATGATCCTTGAGTTCTTTCTAGAGTTGCAGTATCAAGGAAACCAGGAATAATAGCAGTGCTATCTACCTTAGGTCTAAAGTCAATAACATTCTTAAGTTCAGTAATACCAAGTACAGAAGAATCAAATGTTGGAATTTCATCTTCACTAACACCTGCTTCATGTAAGTAACTGTCAATAGTACAGAAATCTCCCTGGGAGTGCTCGAAATAATCAAAAGCGATTACAAGTTGACCAGTAGTTTCTTCAAATCCTGGTTTTAAGACGATACGAGAAACATCATAAATCGTATCTCTTTGACCATCGTCAAATGTATACCTAGAGGTAACATCTGTACCAGATACTAAATTACCAGCAGTATCAATCTGAGGTGGTTGTGAAGAGGTGCCTTCATATACATATCTGAGTTTAAATGCATCAGAGTATGATAGAATTTCTACAACTTCTGTATCGTAATCTGTTCCTCTTAGAGGTACAACACGGTCACCAGCAGATGTAACTGTAATTCTCTTGTTTCTAACTACAGTCTTAAGTCTTGGTTTTGCATTAGAAACTTCTAGTGTTGCCGTCAACTTAAGTTTAGGGAACGTTCCATTACTAGGAATAGTACCAAAGTAATTAGATGGCAGAGCTAGACTAATACTACCAGAAGTCAATCCACTAGAAGTATCAGTAGAAGAAGAAATTTCTACAGCATCTTCCTCTAAGAAAATAATATCACCTTTAACAATATCAGGTGCATCGCCTGGATCAAGAACAGTAACCATGTAATTCTCTTCAGAGAATCTAGCAAATCTTTGTGTACCAAATGGTAACTGTGCAGCAAAAGTGATGATACCACCACCCGTAGATGCTGTAGTTACAAAATCTCTACGGAAGTAATACTTGATCTTAGTATCATCACCACCAGCAGAAACTTGAGAAATTTGTTTGCTACCAGTAGAGAATAGCAATGTGCCACTTGTAGAATTGTCTACTTTTGGACGCAACCTTACAATACTTGTATTAGTAACTGATCCAGGTAGAGCAGTATCTAGATAGATTCTGGATTTATATGCTCCTTCTTGTTTTGTGGCTGATTGTACAACTGCACGAACTAGGTTGTTATCATCATCAGAGAACTGAACCAAATCACCTTGTTGAACAGAGTTAGATGCATCCGCACTAAAACTAGTTGACTCAACAAAAGTAGATCCCTGACTTCCGAAGAATGTGTAATCAGTTACAGTTTTAATTTCAGAATATTGCTGACTATCAACTACAACGTCAGCAGAGAAACTATTTGCATTACCAGATCCATAAGAACAACCAAGAGATTTTACGTTCTGTGGTGTATATGTCGTAACTGTATCTCTATAGAGAACAGGAACGATAGAAGCAGCAGCATTTGGAGCTCCAGCAGCATCTGGATTTTTAGCACTTACTGCAGGTGGTTGAGCATATTCAACACTTACTGCAGATCTGTTAGCAATAGATGCCTTATAAACTTTTCCGTCAGTAGTTTTTAATAGTTCAATCTTAGAACTATCATATTCAAGACCATTAATTAGTAAAGTTACACCGTCTGCATAACCAAGACCTCTGTTTTGAATAACAAAGTGTGAGATAGTATTTTCTCTAGCAATTCTTACAGTGTTGCCATCTTCATCTCTAATTGTTTCTCCAGGTAAAAATCTACCAGATAGTGTTTTAACAAATAGAATAGTTCCTGTAGTGTATACTCCAGAAGGAGTTCCTTCTACAACACCATAAGCTCCACTATCTACACCAAATACATACTTACCTTCATCATATCCTGCAGGAATACTTTCTAGGATAATTTTAGTGAAGAATTGAGGATCAAAATAAGATAATCCAAATGTTGCATTATATGCTGTAGTTCCAGCAGCAAGACGACCTCTGGATAATACGATATCTGAGTCTGAATTGAAACCGTCACCCCTCTTCTTCAGGAAGAAGTTATTTGGTTTTGCCTTACCAATAACAGGTGTAATTGTAGGGGAGTAATCTACAATAAATCCAAATTCATCTCCAGTATTGTTAGTTTGAGCAGCTGCTTCTGTCAAGAAGATTTTTCTCTTATATTCAGTATCAGATAGATCATACTCTAGAAGTAGTGCCTCCAATTCATTCTTAGGACCAAATACTGTTACTTCCAAGAACTGAACAGATTCAGATGGATTGATTAGTGGTTTGTTTGTGGTCGCAAAAGATAAAGTTTTAACTGTACCAACAGCAGTTGGAGTTCCTAGATCACTTCTAGTTTTAATGTAGAATAATTCGCCAAACTGTGATTGGAAAGTAGCATCGGTTACCGCACCAATCAATGTTGTAGCACTTGAAACTTGAATAGTGATAGTTTTAACACCATCATTAGGAGTAAATGTTAATCCTCTTCTACTAATTGTTTGTCTATGATCTGTAGATAGTTCTGTATTATTCAGACCAATAGAACCGTCATTGAATGTAGAGTATAAGAATACATCAGGATATGCGGTAAGATCAGATCCTTCTTTGTTTAATGGAACGCTACCAAATACGTTTGTAATACTGTAAGATGGAAGACCTCTAGATTTTAGAGTAACATTTTCAGTGGAAAGACTTTCTCTTGCCTTGTTAATTTCTAGATACTTAGTTTCTTTATTGACAATCTCGTATCCTTTAATATATGCTTTACCAGGACCAACACTAGCAACCATTTTTCTAGATGCTGTGCCGTTATCATATCCATTATAGAGACCAAATTCATCTACAGCATATAAACCTTTATTGCCATCTTTCTGTGCCCACTCTCTGATATCTACAGAAAAATTATCTACAACATAATCACCAGACTCATCAAATGTTCTACGAGCAAGAGTTTGTTCTAAAACGCTAAAATCAGTAGAGGAAACTTTGCTTTGTACCTGTCCTCTTGAAACTGTAAGTAACTGAATAAAGTTTTTATCAGTGATTGCATTTAGAGCAAATTCTTTTAGCTGTAGACTAATCTTTAGTCTATGTGCTCCAGGTGCAGTGTAGTTAGAACTTCCAATTGCATTATCATAAAGAGATGCATCTTCTTCTGGTGTTACAATCTCTTCTTTAATTGTAAAACCAACCTTTGCAGATGGTTTATTATAATACTCATCAATGACTAGTAGTTCTTGATCACAACGAACGAAGTAACCATTGACAAAGTAAATACCTTCTTCTACCTTAACAGCAGAACCATATCCCATTGCAGGACTTTCTAAAGAAGTTACCTCACCTGTGTCAGGATTAGTAACAGAAATACTAGTAGGAAGTACGCTACCATCTGTTCCAACAACTAAGAGAGGAGTATTAACACCATCAACAACTTCTAGAGTTTCACCCTGACGGAATGTAGGTTCTGTATTAGAACTACCACTGTTAATGTAATTAACGTAGATAGTATCAGCGGAAGTTTCTGTTGCTAAAGTTGTTGCGAGAATAGTAGCTTTGACACCAGAAGTTAAACCAATCAGTTGTTGACCGACTAGTTGAGAAATATCATACTTCTTATAAACAATATCGTCTCCCTCTGAAATAGCAACCTCAGAGACAGACGATAGTTTAACGTAATCTAATTTTGTATTAAGACCTACCTCACCAGGGATGACAAGTTCTCCCTGCTTGAATGCATATTTACCAAAGCTTTCAACCTGATTCTGGAGAATCGATTGAACCTGCGTTAATTCTCTGCCTTGGATCGAATAACCTGGACGGAAAAGAATCTTATAAAAATTCTTGTTCGCATCAAAGTCTTCGTAGTAAGGACTTACATTAAGGTTCGTCTTTTGAGGCATCGTACTCCGCCAATAATACTAGTATTCTCGTTGAAGTATTTAGCGAAGTAATCAAAGAGTATCAGAACTCGATTACAAGCTTGATGTCTTCAATTTGGTCAGGAGCACGAGTGATGAGACGACGGTTCTCAACGTAGATGACGTTACCAGAGTTATTTTCGATCTCTGGGTTAGCAAGACCACTTGCAAAAGTGACACCTAGTAGAGAAGAACCATAACTTGTATCTACGTTACCAGAAGCAGTAGAAGACTCACCAGTGATAGCGTTAGAACCATTAGACTCAAATGCTCTTACAACACCTTGATCAGTATGTGCATCAGTAGTTTGGATGTACTTAAGAACACCAGCGGTTGTAGAACCACTGTCTAGTGTCCAAGAAACAACTGTACCGTATGCAGTACCACCAGTTACAGTCTGAGTAATCTTCTCGTCAACAGAGAAGTCTGCGGAAGCACCAGTAATCTTGATGGACTTTAGACCAGAAAGAGTATCAGCAGTAGCAAAAGTTGTAGTACCATAGTTATATGGATCAGCAACAATACCGATACGACGGAAGTCGTTATCTACAGGGAAATCACCTTGACCTTCAGAGTAGGTAAGGCGGATGTTTGTCATAACACGCTTACCATTAAGTTCTGTTTCGTGATCAGAACCGTGTCCACCTGCAGGAGGAAGAACTACCTCGATAGCACCAACAGCAGAAGCACCAGTTGCAACTGCGCTGCTTAGAGCAGCATTAGAGAAGAGGTTGCCGTTAGCGAATAGAACGTTAGCATAAGTATAACCCGATCCACGAGCTTCAATCTCAGCGGATGTGATTGCACCTGCACCATTTGTTACAAACTTAACAATACCACCAGTTCCATCACCCTTAATAGAGGTGTAAAGAGTCTGGGAAGCAGGAAGACCAGAACCAGCGTTCTCGATTAGAGCAACGTCACAAGCACCAGCAGTAGCAAGAGCTACGGTTGCCTGTCTAGAAGCGTTAGCAGGAAGAACGATTGGCATGAAGTCAGAAGAGAGGAACTTCAGAACGTCATCAGTTGGGATGGTGTACATATACTTCCAAATGTAACCAGCGCCAGTTGTCTCAGTATAGAGACCAGTAGCAGAAGCATAGTTAGCACCTGCTGTAGTTGGTTCTTCAGTTGCGTTCTGACCAGTTGTGTTAGAAGGATCTTCACCGTTGTAAAGACACTTGAATACTTCGTAAGAAGAGTTCATAACGTAGAACTTAGCATCTGCAATGCTGTTAGCACCAGTTGCAGTTTGCTTACCGATTTGACCACCGCCACCAGGAGTAGCAGAGTAATCAGGTTTCCACATGTCGAACTTAGGGTTAGCTACCAAGTCCCAGTTGTAACGACGGATAACAGTACGTGCAAACGCATCAGTGATACGCTTGGCAGCAATCATTTCGTCGTAAAGACCATACTTCTCTGTTTGGTTATCGAGAGGAAGAGGTGGAACATCTTCAGTAGCGTAACGATATACACCAGAGACTGCTGTGGCACCAGTATCAGAACCGCCTGAACCGCCGCTTCTACCCTTAAGAGCAGAACCAAGAGGAGGAGCAGAGTTAACACCGTTGCTGCCAAAAACGTCGGTCAGAAGAAGGGCACTATCATAAACTGCAGCAACTGTGGCACGGAAAGCGGTGGAACCATATGTCCCGACGTACACTTCGTTGCCAACTACAAACGCCGTAGAGTTTTGAGTATGAATTTCTAGATATGCTTTCCATGGTTGTGGACGACCCACAAAGAAATACATTCTAGAGCGTTCCGCACTGGTATCGTTAGGACCTTCCGTTAACGATTCCAGGAATTGTTTAGCATTAAAGATTCTAAACTTATCAGAGATAATAGCAGCCATTGGTTTTCTGTTCCGACGTAGTGTTTGTGCCTGAGTTATTTATATTTATAGCAATATTTAGGAAATTGCGAACGGAATCAACTCATGTCCGTTTGCAATGGAGTTGTTACCCCTTACAAGAGTGCAACCATCAAAGGTATTTGCAGTCTTACTTGTGTACTGAATAACAGATCCGCCTGAAGTGAACAAGTATCCCGCAGATGCAAAATGTGTTGTATTTGCAGCAGCAATACTTGTAGGTATAGTTCCAGAGCTAGTTGTAGTAGTAACTGGTTGTTGAATCGAAGGAGGCGCAAGATTAAACTTATCACCAGCAGATGTAAACTGCGACTTCCTTCTATCACTAAAGTCTTGGAGAGTTAAACCACCAAAGAACCTTGTGACTTCTCCAATACTTACACCAGATAATCCCATACCATCATCAAAGATACCATCGAAGTGACCAATAGTATATCCAACGTTGGTAATAGCATATTTACCAATATAGTCACCAGTTAGTGTGAACAATGCGTTTCTAATTAACTGCTCTGTTGTATCTCTCTTAGTAACGTAGTATTTACCTGCTGTAGTAACAAGAGATACTCCATTGCCATTTCTTTGGACAATAGGATCTGTCAAGAACGCAGATTCTTGATATCTGTCAACTACACCGCCAGGTGGTGGTGTAATAACAACCTCAGTAGCTTCTCTAGTTACCGACATTGCGGAAGCAGGAGAGATCTGTCTTTGTACTCTCCTCTCAAATCCACCTGCTGTAGATGATGCACTGACCATGCTGACATCAGATTCAGATTCGATAGAAGCAACAGCAGCAGATAGAACTGTTACATCCTCAATCTGTCTTAGATATGCACCAGCAGACCAGAATTGTTCTGTAGTGTTTTCATATCCTCTGATAACTTGTAAGAATCTGTCATTGATTTTTCTATTATAGAATACGATCTCATTACCAATCAATAGTCTACCATTAGGAGCAAACTTGGATGTATCAGGGATGTATACAATAGTATCGCCAATATTGAGATCAAGATCCAAGTATGCGGCATTTTCATAATAGTTGACATTGCTAATTGCATTATTTGGAATCTCAATCTGCTGTGTCTGAGTAATTGCTCTAGTAACAGTAGAGATAGTATTCGCAGATATAATATCCTGAATTTCTGCTGTAACAACAGTAGCAGAATCTTGTAGTCTTAGTACACCACCTACACCTTCAATAGTAACTGGATCTGGTTCGATGTATACAATGTTTGCAAGTCCAGGTTGTTCTCCTCCCTCTGGCATGTCAAATCCACTACCAACCAAAGTGGATGATGGTAATTTAGTATCTCCAGTTTGGATTACTGCAATAATCTTACGTTCAACATCAGATGGACTGATAAGATTTACAGAAGAGAAAGAGAACTGATCAACCAGTCTATTGCCAAGAACATCAATAGTTGATATAACTGTTCCAGTTTGAGCAACATTAATATAAGGTGAATAGAAAACCTTGATTTTTGATACACCAATATCTCTTTCCTTGAGAATATCAAACCTTCTAGTTGTAATAACTTTAGGTGCAGTAGTATAACCAGAACCACCATCGATTAGATCGACACTGATTACTTGACCCTTGCTTACAAGAACATTAGCTCTTGCACCACCACCATTACCATCTAGAGATTCAAACTTAAGAACTGGTGGTGTGTAGTATTGATATGCAGTGGGTTGAGTGATAGGATCATAACTACGCTGGTTCCATGTCAGTGCAGTAACAGAACCATTTTCAATAGTTGCAACAACAGAAAGACCCTCACCTCTAGTAATTCCAGTATAAGTCTCAATTGAGACTGTGCCGAAGATATCATCAGAAGTCTGTTCTCCTGGTCTGCCGTCTTTACTGGTAGCTTCAGTAGGAAGTTTCTTGATTCTTATATATCCTTCATCACCTTCTACTCGAATCTTGTCATTATTGGACAAGAATACAAATGGTGATTTGTAAGTCCTGCCATAGGATGTTCCAGACCAGATTCCGTTATCATCAATAAGTAGTTTTCTATTTGCCTCGTCTTTCTTGAAGGTTAGTGCTTGATTACTAATATCTCCATCAGCAATTACATATGTTCTGTCATAGTATCCTTTAACAGTAAAGGTAAAGTCTAAACCGCTTTCTATAACAGGGTTTTGACACTTGAGATCAAAAACAATATCGTTGCTGTTTCTTATTGGATTCCTAATTTCACCAATAACATTATATGTTCCATTAGCTCTTTGTTGCCAAACATGAATAGGTGCTCCAATTGCATCACCCATCCAAGCATAACCAACTAGACCATCCATGACAGGAGTTGGACAAGTGAAAGTAAATGTTCCTTGACCAAAATACGAATCGGGTGCATAATCATAGATGTTCAATACTTGACCAACATCTCTACCATAGAGATATCTGATGTCAATCTTCATTTCCTTCTTGATAGAAGTAGCAAAAGTAATATTAGGACCAGATACCGTATAAGCAGATCCTTTCTTTTGTAATACACCATCTAAGAAGACATACATGCTATCTTCAGACTCGATGCTTTGTACAGTATTGTCTTCTACGTCTAGAATTAAGAAAGGACCATTTCTAACACCATCAACTAAGTTATAATCAATAGTAAGTCTCTTGTAGTTTCCTACACCCATACCAACAACTTTTTCAACAGCAGTTGGTTCTCCAACTGTCTTAGCACCTAGATCTTGATCCCAAATAGGAGCAACATCAAATTTAATTTTGTTAGGAATTACAGTTCTGTCAATGAAGTAAGAATCTTCTAATGGATAACCTTCAGTATACTTTGGTCTTTGTATAACTGCGTTAATTGTGAGGAATAGATCTTCATCTTCTTCCGTGTTGACAACAGTATTGTCATCCCAATAAAGTTCAAACTCTTTTGTCTCACCATCAATGTAATCTGGAAGGGATCTTGTTACATCTTCTTCTCTAATTACATCTTCTAGGTTATTAAACAGAGCATCCATCGCAGACATCACAGTAGAACATTCTTCTACAGGGAGAAGTGGATCGCCAAGAATATTATAGTTAGAGTAGCTAAGATCTTTTGTCCAGTTGCCAGGTTTGTTAGGATTCTGTTTTGTTTTCTCTACAAGACCTCTACCTTCTGTTAGAATTGTATTAACAATATCATGATAGGTATTAAGTGTGCTTTCTACTTCTGCACATGCAGGAGAAATAGAATCAACTAATGCATTTGGATCTGTACCAGGCAATTGATTTCTCATTGCTTGGATCATGAGATCTCTAGCATATGCAAACGTACCAATTGTTTCTGTTAACTGACCAGAGATGTAATACAACTCTTCGCCATATGGATAATCATTCTTCTTGTAGTAAAGTTGTGCTGCTGTAACAATCTTTTCGTTTCCACCAAACTTAAGAGAATAAACATAAGCATCGATGATTAAACCAATATCTCTACCGCACTTAGTAGCAAGAGAACCCCAGTTTAGTCCAGGATATTGTGCTTGTGCCCAGGTTAAAGATTCGGATATAATATATGCTCTGTTAAGTGCAATAAGTTGTCCTGCCTTGTAGAACATTCCTTTGCTTACGCCACTCCAAGAGAATGATGCTTGTGAAGTACCAGAGAAAGAGAATGGTGTTGTGACAGTTACGCCAGGTGGCACAGTGTAAGTATTACCAGGAGCAACAGCACCAGTATTAGTTGGTAAAGTGCCAGTAGTTGCTGTGCCACTTAGTAAAGTGGTTCCAGTAGGAGCACCACCGCCACCACCAGAGTTAGCTAGTGCTGCATTGTTTAAGGTGATTTGAGTATCACTATCAATAGATACAATCTTTGTTCCTACAGGATATGCTCTACCAGAACTTACAAATAGACCAATAGCAAGATTTTTAGTGCTGCTAACAGTCATTGTGGTACTACCCTGAATATAATTGATGTTTACATCAATGTAATCCCAATTCCTAATAGCAAGTTTTGCTAATCTAGTTGCATACTCAAAGATAGCAATAGACTGAGTTTTATTATTCTGAATGTACTGATAAATGTCACTAGAATTAAAGATGGAAGAATAATCAATAGTCTTGATATTTCCACCAAATCTTAGGTCATGCTGATATGCTTCTAAGATAGCTCTGATATCTTTTTCGTAATCATCTTGTTTAGTTGCCCAATCTAAAGATGAATAAGTTGCTTTACCATATCCAATTGTTTCATTAATAATAAAATCAATATTTCTTTCAATCTGATTAGCAGAGTCAATCCATGTTCCACCACGTTGGAAAATATTTCTTAGTTTTCTTAGATACTTAGTGTTATACTGTGCATCCTTGAATTGGAATACTTTACCATAGAAAGAAACACCTTTATATGGAGTAGTTTCTCCACCATCTCCAGTTAATTTTGTTCCTGGTCCTAGAGGAGGAGCAGAGAATGTAATCTGATCTCCAGAAATTGTGTATGCAACTCCTGGTTCTTGAATTACACCATCAAGAGTAATAACAACACCCTTATCACTAGCTAGTGTAAATGCATTTCCATTTACTTGGACTTGGAATTGTGTTGTTCCTTGTAGTCTTCCGTCAGTATCATAATATCCATCAAACGGAGCGTCGAGTTCTAGTTCAAATGTACGAACTTCATTAAACAAGAACTCACTAGGAGCAGCAGTACCAAATGCTTTACGAATTCTTTGATTCTCAACAGACTGTACAGTTTGAGTAACAATTCTACTTGAGTTTTCGACAGTGATCTTATTCTTTGCTGGATCCCATAGTTGAATCACACTGAAGTGTGATGCCTTTGGCATCTCTACTGGCATTTCAGAATTTGCAGTAGATTCTACATCTACCTGACCAAATAACTTAAATCCTGCAGGGTGTGTGGTAGACTTAATAAGGTCACGCCACTGTTCAATAGATGTCTTAGACTTGACAACATATGAATAGTCTTGGTAGAAGAAACTATCAGTAATTTTTTGATTAGATACACCTAACTTACCTCTATCAGATGTATAGTATCCTAAGTTATCATAGAAACTAGAAATTTCTTCCTGGAATGTAGAAACAAATACTTTACTGACAATTGCATCTACAGGGAATCTTAATGACTCAATAGCAACATTCTCACGAATGATACCTTGTACATTTGCAAGTTTAAGTAGATTAGATCCAAATCTCCATTCAGTAACAATTGCTCTGAATACTTCTACGTTATTAATTTTTTGAATTACTGTTTCACCAATACTAAAGTTACCATTGATGTTTCTAACAGCAACAATATAGTTTGATGTAAAACTAGAAGATACGGTTTTATCTAAGTGGAATGCACCACCATTTGTGGTAATGTTAACACTCTTAGGAACACCAATAGTTGTGCTCTCTGCATATGCTTCTACATCACCTTCAATGATAATAATTTCTGGTGTGAAAGTATAACCTCTTCCTGGTTTATCTACAGTAATAGAAGCAATCTCGCCATTTCTAGAAATTACATTGAATTTAGCATCAGAACCATCACCATTAGTAATGACAACTTTTGGATTGACGTAGTTAGAACCTTTCTCAGTAATATCTACTCCAATAATAGTTTGTGTTGCAACATCAAATCTTACAGTAGCTTTCGCTCTGTAACTTTCAGTTGGATCAACACCCATGATAACAGGAACTTTCTTGTAATTAAGTCCTAGATTTACAATTTGCGTGGTATCAATCTTACCGATAGCGAACTGACCAGTAGTAGTATAAGAAATGGATCCAGAACCATCCCAAAGAGGAGCACTGGTAACGTCATATACAAAACGATTTGGCGTAACATAATTGAGAGTCTTAGTTCCTTGTAGTGGGTCTGTAATAATCTTAAAGAATGCACCACCAGAACTTACTACGTTCTTCCTATCAAAATAGTAGAAGTTAGTAAAGTCAGTTCCTCTTTTCGTCTGATAATTGTTGTCAGCAAGTCTAGAACCAAATCCAAACTTGACATCAGTAAATGAACCTGCGTTTCCAGGAAGAATAGTTGTTTCTGTTTTCTCTACAGTAATTAAGTTGTAGTTATTACTTGGACTAATATCAAAATAAGTCCCAGTAAGACTAGAGTGAGACGTATCAAATTTGTACTTGTAAAATTCCTGTAAATTAATATTAGGATTAGGTACAAATGTAGTATTGTCCTCAGAGAATTCAAAATTATAGATAATATCTTCTGCAGACTTGACAGATACCAATCTTTGTGGATTACTGCTATCGAAGAAACTAGAACTTAATACTACTCTGTTAGCTGTAGACTTTAAAGTTCCATAATCATATACAATCTTGATCTTATGAGTTGTAGGATCATAGGATTGAATATAACCAGAGTTGTTACCCTCAAAGATTTGATAATTGGCAGTAAAATTATATTGTGGTTTGTGTAATACTACTTCTTGACCATCAAAGTGATCTACATCAGAAGTTCCTTCTTGTCCTCTAGTAACAATAAGATCATTACCAGTGATACTTGCAATCTGCAGAACCTCTTCACCAATTTTGATTAGATCATTTACAGCAAATCCCAATGCACTATCAACGGTAACTCTTGTACCCCCAGCAGGAATACCAACGTGTCCAACGTAGATAGTAAATCTTGCAGTGGATTGAGAAGCACCAGATCTCACCAAATCTTCATCAGCAACAGAGAGATAGTCTCCTCTTGCATATCCAGAACCAGCATCTTGAATTTGAATACCAGAAACTAAACCTGCATCAGATACAGTAAATGTAGCAGTGGCACCAGTTCCCGATCCACCAGTAAGAGCAACACCAGTGTAAGTACCAGCAGTATAATCAGCTCCACCATTGAGGATTTCATAACGACCAATTCCAGTAAAGTTAATAGCAGTTTTATTGCTAGGAGGAATCAGAATAGCTTCCTGATACAACCTCTTTCTTAAATAATAAGTCTTAGTTTTGGTTGTGTCATCAGGATTGATGTCAATTGTTACTTGGTCACCAATTCCTAACCCATGAGGTGCTGCTGTTTCAACAAGTGCAACACTTTGATTAACCTCAAATGGTTCTAGTCCATCACTCAATGATGTAAGTCTTACGACTTTAGTTCCAGATGTATTGAATAGATCACTAGACTGCAAGAAATAATCACTATCAATAATCCAAGTTCCCTCTGTAACTTTGATTTCTACTACGTTTTGACCACTAGTTCCTTCTAATACCTCACCTTTAGCAATAGGTGCATTGATACCATCGGTCAAACTTAGAATCGCACCTTTGGTGTAAGAACTTCTTTGATCTAGAAGAATAGTAAATGTTTTAATAGTTGCAGAGAAAGTTCCTGTCTCATCAAATGTTCCATTGACATTTCTAAGAACAATAGTGTTATCGTTCTTGACTGTACCAACAATAGAACCAGATGCACCAGAAGATGGTTGGTTCAATGTATCATCTGCAAATAGATATGCACTTTGAATAGTTGTTAGTTTTACAACCTTATCTTCTTTACACTCTAGGTAATTAACATCTTTACCTTTAACAGATTTTACAATAGCTTCTACTTCAGAACCTTCAGTTCCTTTATTGTC